CAGAAGGAGGAATTGGTACGCCATACCATTTCTTTTGAGATGAGCCTTGGCCGGTTTTAATATTATATGATTTATCAGAATCTGATTTTAGATTCCCCATACCATTATACATTTGTAATTGGTGCAGTTCATCTTTATAACCTAATTTTTTCCCTTCGGCCATCTTATCTTGTAGGACATTAACCATATCTGCCTCTCCAGTAGGTTGAGTAAAATCTTGATTTACAATATGTCCGGGATTGTCAGGATCATCCTTACCTAATTTAGATTCTTGAAATGACACTGCCAATGGATTCCATGGATCAACTCCCCTTATTTTAGATTGATTAACAGTTTTCACGGCGCTAGAAGTGGGATACACTCCTGTTTTTGAATTTCCTAAAGAGTCGCTAACAGGTTCTCCGGACGTGTATCTAACTCTACGTTTATCTCTTATGTTTATCATCTTAGGGGTTGCATCTCCTTTTACTATAGAAGATGCAATTGGTTGTGATTGAATTTCATTAGGAATAACTACGTTTGTAGACGAACTTCTTTGGACACCAGCTCTCCAATCTCTAGTTAAAGCATCATCTGGTTTTGGTATAAGTTTTGGCATATTAGCGTTCTCCTGTTACTTTATTTTTCAATGCAGTTCTAGCCTTTATTTTTTCACGTTCAAGGGCGGCCATGTCTTTCATTTTCTGTATTTGCATCTGAACATCCATTTTCTTATTTTCCATATTGATCTTATCTCTGTCAATGTCCATCTTCATTTCATCAGACTTCTTCTCTTGGTCAATTTTCTTTTTATCAATATCGTGTTTCAATGTAGCTGCTCTTTCTTTTTGATCTAGTTCCATCTGCTTACTAAATTGATCAGCAGCATGTTTATTTTGATCTAAGGCTAAATTAGCTATTTCCATAGGGTCAGGAATACCATTCCCATTTACATCAAGATTAACTTGACCTTTATAAGCTCCAATCTCTGCGGTAGTAATCCTGGTCTGATTATCAGTATCGATCTTATACTTTTCTAATTCAAGTTCTTGTTGTTTTAATCCAAGTTCCTGTTGTTTGATTTCATCATTAGCTTGTTTCAATTGAATCTGACGTTGATTTTCTGCATCAGCTGATTGCTGTTGTTGTTCTGCTCTAGTCTTTTCAATCTGACCTAATTTAGTTTTAATCGCAGATACACTATCTAATGTCATTATTTCTGCAATATCTAAGATGCTTGCGCCATTCTGGATTGCAGGTTGATATAACCCTTTTACTAGTTCTAGATTCTGCATGTCTTTAGACGAATCAGAAATGAATACATCCATATCTTCGTAGAAGAAGTTGCCTGCTAATTTCATAAAGATTCTAGTAGAGTCATTCATCATATATTGTATATTCTGACGTTTTGAATCTCTCCAGCATTCTTTTGCAGTGTTAAGCAGCATCCTTAATGCATTCTTCTTACATTGATTGTGCATCCAGAATAGTGGTTCAGTAATATTAGCAGAGTTAGTTGTAGCGGCATTTACATTTCCAACTAATTCACTTGGAGATATCTCACCTTGTCTTTGTCTACTAACACCAGATATTTCGGCTGTCATATCTTCGATCTTAGCCATTAAATTTATGTACTGACTAATTACATCAGACATAGTTAGATCAAGTGCTGAGATCTGATTAAACTGCGATGGTTTACCACCTTCTCTACCTGGTATATCCCAGCCTTCTTCATATGGATTAACGAAGTTAACGCCAACTGCAGATAGATAATGCATCCATTTAGCAGCATCTATATTCATAGATTTAGGTATTTGAGTAATATCCATTGTTATTACTTTCCCTTTGTCCCTAGACAATGCCAATTCTAGTCTATACCATACAATGATATACATATACTGAAGTGGCTTCATTATAGATACTAATGATCTAGACCTAGAATTAGTATTACTATATATAACTCCAGAATATGGTAGTTTCTGCGAATTTAAATTATCTGATGATACAAATTGGTATTCTAGCGGCTGTATTCCTACGTATCCATCTTCCCCAAATCTATATCCTTCCCATACTTCAATAACCCATTTCCATTCTATATCCAATTCATTTCCGATAGCCATATAATCCTCGCTAACTATCATCTGTTGAGGCTGGTTAGTTTCATCTAGAATAGTAACAAACCCAATCTTTTTATAAGACTTCCATGTTGCATGCCATAGATTTACTTGATTAACACTATTCATGTTATCATCTCCAGGACCTGAAACTGTTTTCATGTCTAAATGGATATAATCTACATTAGATCCATCCCTGCCATAACTACCTGCACCGGGATTAGCATTAGTAAGTTCGAGTAGCTTGTCTAATTGTTTCTCGGTCATCTTATCGTATAATCTATCATATATCTCAGTATGAGACATTCTCATGCGTCTAACTGCCCAATCTCCATCTTCTATAAATTCTAAATCTGGTGAATGGTCATGACCAAAATACATTGGATTTACATGCTCTAAATTAGGTTCTCCATTAATAACTCCAGTATAATAGATCTCTTTACCTGCAATTAATGCATCCTTCCACCCTTTATGAAACTCATGAGGAAGACTTAGTTTCTCTTTTAAATAATTTAAACTATGATATGCAGTTTCTTCCGCAATGTCTTTATAGTCTTTAGTTATAAAAGAAGATATTTTTTCTGGAGGCATAATCTCCCCTGTACCTAGTTTTGTTTGAAACTCTTGTGCTTGTTCTGGTGACATTGTAGACATAATCTCAGCCATCATATAATCAACAATCATCTTTTTCATTTGATCTTGTACATCAGATGAAGCATCTTGACTAGTTCTAATTACCCTAAAATTAAATGGATGCTTAGTTTCCTCACCAAGTAATAGATCTATTTTCGGTCTGATTATATTAAAGTCCTGAGCAGTAGCAGGGAATCCATCGTCTTGTTTAAATGGATCTGTAACATACTTTAAATCTTTTTCATCAAATATACTATTGTACAGATCATAATATGTCTGCATCTCCTCGAAGTTAGTTTTATCGGAACCAGAAGGAACAGTTTCCCCCATGCCAATAATATAATCTACGCAAGCTTCTCCCCACTCCTTAGTCTTCTTTTTAAGACTTAATTTTTGTGCTGGGAACATGGTCGTTGTGTTATTCATTTTAATTCCAATTTATTTCTACTGAGTTTTTTGTTATTTCTCCTAATGCATCATCTGATGATCCCCACCAATCCTTACTGAATAGTGGTTTATTAAAGAGATTGTTTTTTCTTACATCTGCGTTCTTTTTCTTTACATGCAGATTATGTAGTTGTTGTCTATATATCATTACCATTATGAGCGCTATAACCCTATCAAAGTTTCCTTTGTCATTATATTGTATTAACTCTTCTATTAATGGTTCTGATAGTATCTTAGTTAGATTCTTTTTGCCTGGAGCATATTCTTCATTGAGCCATTCCTTTATAAGCCCCTCGCCATAGTCTTTTATTTGGACATTCATGTGAATGCCTTTTCTGCGTTGTACTGTAGACTTGCCTATAATATCATTGATGATATCCGGTTGATCTGCTAGTAAATAATCAGAATGTTTTTGTGTAAAGTATGGGAATATACCTTTACGTTCATTTTCATAAAGTAACCTTGCATTATAATACAGTAATAATTTACGTACATTTTCGTAGTAATCTTCTGCCGTGTCTGGCCGACCAGTATACTCTGCAACTATTATATCATAATACGATTCAAAGTCTTGTATACGCTTATATATAAATGTAGCGCCTAATGAGTTTGTCCCAGCCTTATCATGATCATATGGGTCACATCCTGCAATATATAATTGATTTGATGTGTCCTTACTTGGATGTTCCCATATGACTATACTCCCCTCATGTTTATCATCTCTACCAAGTGGGTATTTACTTATATCACCATTTTGCTTAATAGTCCAATTAAGCTCTCCATTAATATAGTTTAGGTCACCTACCTGTTTATGTGATTGGAGTTTCCTGTTGGTACGTATTGCAGCCAACTGTATCATTAGTTCTTTCTTAGGAAATATGTTCCCTGTGAGCTCTAAAACAGCTTCTTGAGGAGTTATAGGGTTCTCTGCAATATACCTATCAATTGCTCTGGAATCAGACGATCCATCTATTACTTTTTGACGTTCAGACATAGCGTAATCAATAGCTTTAGTCTTTAGACTATTGCCATTCTTATCCATGAACATTCTTTTACTGTTTATGTCTAATACGGACATATTAGCATATACCGGCACAAAGAAAGCGCATGTATTCCCATCAGCTCCTTCATCCCATATATTTGGGAATGCTTTAATATTGTATCCAGCTGGATTATAGAACATTTCTTTTAGTCCATCAAATCTAGATCCTTCATCACCACCAGTACCGAATGCTATCATCAAACCAAAGGCTTTACCATCTTCTTCTACAGAAGGTCTAGCTATTTGCCATGCTTGCAATATATCTTTAAATGAACCAGCTTCTTCCCATAATATAAGTTTACCACGTTTACCACGAGCTTTATTGGGATCATTCTTTAATGATACTCCTATTATCTCGGATTTATAACCAACCTCGATCTTATTACCCATTTCATCAGTAGTAATAATAGAAGCCTTTCTATGCATCTTGGTATTTACTGCTTGTCGTTTTTTAGACCATGCAGTATGTTCGTCTATAAAGTCCATATAATCCCATGCCTTAGTTAGCAAACCATCCCTGACTAAATATTCAGTTTCTGCAGCAATAGCATACCCTTTAGAGTCTGGTATTAGATAGTAGTTTCTATCTAACATAGAGCCACCTTTAAATGAATATCCTTTACCACGAGACTTTAAAACGGTCATATGACCACCCTCTTCTTCTGCTTCTTGAACAGCAGTAAAGTAATAATAATCATAATCGTAAAAGTCAGGAAATTCCCTTGATTTTTCTCGACGAGTTTTTGTATTACCAAATCTATCTTTATACGTAAACTCTACTAATCTCAATATAGGACAGTAATTTAGATAGAAGTAATTATACCCACTTATCCAATCACCATCTGGAGCCATATAACCCTCTACACATCTTTCTGCTTCTGTATCCCAATATGTTAAATACTCTGTAGTCCCATATGGTGCAAAACAGTAAACCCCGTGGTCCTGAAAGTGGATCGCGGGGATTCTGAATTTGTTAGAATTTAAAATCTTCTTACTAAAATTTACCATTGTTGGGTTTTACTTATTCAGCCATGCTTTGAATTGCGTATATTTTGCTTTTAAGAATGATGCAATCCAGTTGCCAATCCTTTTGAAAATATTCAATTTCTTAGTACTTTTTACTACAATAACTTCTGGTGTTACAGATACTATTGTATCAGTTGTAGGGGCAGTAATAGTAATTGGTTTACGTTTACGTCTCTTATTGTAAGGTTTCTTTACTATAGGAGTAATCTCAACTGCATCAACAGGAGCTACGATTTCATTTTTTGTAGGCGTCAATACTTTAGTAGATACCTTATTTGTGTTATTATTCATAATCAATAATTATTGTTTAGTACTCTAAACGTTGTTTAATTTAATTTGTTTTATTATCAGTTATATATTCTACAACTGTTTGATCTTTTATTATATCTATACATTGGACTACTTCCTTCTGGCTTTCTGGTTTCATTAATATGCCTTGAAAGTCTTCTTCGTTCAATTTAGCTTTAAATAACTTCCATCTTAATGGAAATGCATCATTAGCAAAACCTTTTGTTTCTATTATCCAATCATTATCTACTCCACAGAAATCAGGAGTATATGCAATCTCTCTTACATTCTCTATTAGATCAAATCGCTTAGTAGAGGATAATATCTTCTTATTCTTATCTCTAGTAATCTTACCAGTATCCTCGTAACATCTGAAGTTTGATTTAAACTTTTGTATAAGAACATATGATGCTGGTTGATATATAAATGGAATGTTATTCTCTTTCAATAGTTTGTAGCAGAATAACTCTAACCCTGATTTAAACTTTTGACCATCATATTCGTGAGTCTTTGCATTCTTAACCTTGACATTTTTAGTCATTATCCCAATCTTTATATGAGTTTTTTGTAGTTATAACTTCAATATCATCATTAGGTTTATATAAGTTATATTGTAA